GCAGCTGGTGGAGCAGAACAGGCACACGGGCTTATTGCTGGGGGAAGTGAAACAGGAGGCCAGCGTATCGCAGTATGGAAGATTAGCGTACAGGAGGCTTAATCACCCTCACTGGTCACTGCATGACATCCGGCGCACCTTTACAACCATGCTGAACGATTTAGGCGTTGATCCGCATGTCGTGGAGCAGCTTACAGGCCACCAGATGCCAGGAATGCAGCGAGTTTATAATCATTCCCGTTATCTGGATGCGAAACGCAATGCGCTGGATATGTGGACGGAGCGGTTAGGGATACTGGCGGGAACACATGAAAACGTAACCACGCTACCCGTAGCCAGAAGAAAATAATTTTTTTCGTGTTTTTTCAGTATGCGCATACTGGATATGCGAACAGATACAACGTGCAACAATGAGCAACAATGTGGAACAACTACGAACAAGAGGCGAAAAAGCGTACGGATTTATAAGTAGCTGATTTTTAATGCGTTACTGGTTTTTTGTACACTAGCGAATCACTCTTTAAAGAGCGAGAAAAAAGGCATGGAACAATATTTTATGCCTTTGTATTAACATGAATTTAAAAGATTTTATTCTTACTGTTTCATTTTCTGTAAATCATACATCCTCAGTATTTGCCATTCATCACTCTAGCGGGAACAATACGACACAATAAGACACCTGATGACTCTTTAAGAAACGAAAGGGGGGCAATAGTGTTAAGCACTGATCGGTTTATACGTGAAAAAGAATGCGAAAAACTAACCGGCCTTAGCCGTACGTGTCGCTACCGCCTGGAAAAGGCCGGACAATTCCCATCACGTCGTAAACTTGGCGGTCGTTCCGTTGGCTGGTCTTTATCCGAGGTTCTGGCCTGGAAGGATAGCTGCAAGGCAGTTCATTAATCACGCTGGCGGCACGCAGCCGCCACACATCAATCATCTGAACACAGAGCTATAACCATGAAGATTGAATATACGCCAGAACGTGGGCGGGGATTCGTTCGCCCTGGTGAAACTGAAAAACAACAAAATTGGGGTTTTTCAGGTATAAAAAAAGCGGCCCCGAAATGGAGCCGCCTTTCTGAACAGATAACCCGCTGCGCCGTTTGTGTGTGTGATCCCAAACATAAGCACGGGGATGATAGCCGTTATCAGGCTGGTGGGCAATGCAATCAGTCTGGTTCAGTTCGTTGCCATACCTGCAATGAGCGCTTTTCCCTGTACTCTTTAAGGAATTGCTCAAGGGCAAAAGCACATGGCGCGAATCTTTCTGATTCATGCTCTATCTTTCTGCGCCGTCTTTTCCGTGCCGGTGATAATGTTTTGGTCAATTCTTTATCGGTCATTGTGTTGTCCTGCATAGCAATGCGCCGTAATACCTTACACCACGGCGCTGATGGTGATTACTCTGGTTCTTTGGCCTTGCGCCGCTGGCGATATTCAACTTCTCGTTTTAATGCCGCAGTAACAAATTGCCCCGTACTTTCGCCAGGCATTTTTACCGCCTCAACATTGTTCATAACTTCATGCGGAACCCTTGCCGCAACGGTTTGTGATTTTGCGTTTACCGCTTTTGTCGCCATGTGGTGTACCCCTCATAAAAAACAAATGCAGTATGCAGGAAAAAAAATAAGTGTTCAACACTTGACGTGTTTAACACCTGGGTTTAAATTGGTGTTCAACACCTTGTTGACGCAAGGTGCAGAAACGACGAAACCCGGCAGTGCGCTAACACTAACCGGGCTTCTAACCACCAACGATAGCGAAAGTATCGAGGTAGCTATGAGAAATCATACCACACACCCGCAAGGGCGGGACTCGCACAACCTGAATAAATACATCTGGCGTTTTATCGCCCTGAGCACGGCACAACCGCGCGTGATTACCATTGAGGCCACCAGCGAACAGGAAGCACGCCAGCAATCTCCGGCTGGCTGCGTGATGGTATTTGCTGCCCGTATTCGTCAGGGGGTAGGCTTATGAGCCAGGAAATCACACTACAACAGGCAGCAGAACGCGCCCACCAAATCGAAGTTATTTGCGCACTGGCAGAGGATTACCCTGGCATGATGACCGACAGCGAATCAGGGGCAATCATCGGCTTACTTAAACGCCTTAGCGGTGAGGTCTGCGTATTCCTGAGCGATGAACAGGAAAGAAGAACGCTTATTTCTAACGAAAAAAAATGCGGAGGGGTACATGTGCAATAAAACCACACCGGACGCAGCCGCCGCCGCGCTCACTACGCTGATGCACGCGCTTATTGATATTTCTGTTATTGCTGACAGGGCGCATAAACACGCAGCCAGAGAATCAGAATGCATCTTCCATTATTTAGCATTTGTGCAGCTAAAAGCCGATCAGGCACTGGATAAGGCCGGAAAAATTATCATGGCTGATGTGCAGGAGGTGCACCATGCATAATCTGTCAATTTCTGACCTTAACAGCATTCAGTTTGATGAGAAATTTACCGGGCAGTTGCTGGTCAATGTGGAGAACGGGCGCATAGTGCGTAATTATCACCTGCCGGATGGTGCAATTGCCGGAAGCGTTGAAGCATTGCTGGAACTGGCGGAACGTGCGCGACTGATTAAGCCGTCAACGAGCCATCACGATGATGATCTGCATTTTACCGGATGTATGGTGAGTCACTACGAAAACGGCGTCGAGGTATCCTGTGAACGGCTGCGTGATGATTGCTGTTTCGGCACACTGCCGGAATTTATCGAGTTGCTGACCAGTTGCGGTTATCAGGTCATTCAGGGGGGTAAACATGCGTGATGATCGTTTTAATTCCCTGAAACAGGAATTTTCCGGCGTTCCTGATGATGCGGCTGATGCGCTTTCGTCAATGCCAGAACTTATTAGAGCGGCTTTTTTCTTACTTTCCACGAGAGAATATAAATCAACGGGGCTTGATGTACTGAATATCGCCGCCGATTATGCGGAATATGTGGCAGAGGCGCGTTATAGAAGAAAATTTCCTGAGGATGTAAGCCATGCGTGATATTTACCACGAAACAATAGACCGCGCATTTCTTGCACTTTCTCACAGTGAAAACATGCTGGAAATATTGCGCATATGGCTTGAAACACTTGGCGACAATGAACGCGACAAACAAAAATCAAGAATTGCCACGGCATTAATAACGCTTCTTGAGCCTGTAATAATGGAACTGCAAGAAATAGATCTATTGCACGACAGATATAAAGAACAGCACACCGGAGAATAAAAATAATGAAACTTAAATATTCTGGCTTAACTGCCAGTGGCAACACTCACCCTAAATTTACGCGCGGCGATATTTACCGCGACCAGTACGGCGGCACGGTAATGATTAAGGGCGTGGAAGAACGGCGCGTAACCTACCGCCGTGAAGGTTACGAATATGATTGCGTGATGCCTGTTTATCAGTTCCGGCGTGATTTTTCTCTGGTACAGACCGCGCCGCATAACGTGTCCACCAGCAACGCCAGGGCACGGGCAAACATCCAGAAGCTGAAAACCATGATTAACGGATTCAGGGGTAAAAAATGAAACTGGCACCGAACGTAAAACAGCAGTCACGCGGCATAAAACACAAAGAAACAGAAGTCATTATTTTTGCGGGTAGTGATGCCTGGTCACACGCAAAACAATGGCAGGAACATGACGCGCGTATGGCCGGAGATAATGAGCCTCCTGTGTGGCTTGGGGAGCAGCAGTTATCCGAACTGGATAAGCTGCAAATTGTGCCGGAAGGCAGAAAATCCGTGCGCATATTCAGGGCCGGATATCTTGCGCCAGTAATGATAAAGGCGATTGGTCAGAAGCTGGCGGCGGCAGGCGTACAGGATGCAAATTTTTACCCTGATGGTATGCACGGTCAGAAGGTGGAGAACTGGCGCGAATATCTGGCCCGTGAGCGCCAGAATCTTTCTGATGGTCTGGTCATTGAGCTTCCGGTAAAGCAAAAGGCGCAACTTTCGCAGATGGCGGACAGTGAGCGCGCGCAGCTGCTTGCCGATCGCTTTGATGGCGTTTGCGTACATCCTGAAAGTGAAATCGTTCACGTATGGCGCGGCGGGGTATGGTGTCCGGTCAGCACAATGGAACTTAGCCGCGAAATGGTGGCGATCTATTCAGAGCACAGGGCCACTTTCAGCAAGCGCGTAATCAATAACGCCGTGGAAGCGTTAAAAGTTATTGCCGAACCAATGGGCGAGCCGTCCGGCGATTTGTTGCCGTTCGCCAATGGTGCGCTTGACCTGAAAACGGGGGAATTTTCCCCGCACACGCCGGAGAACTGGATCACCACGCACAACGGCATTGAGTACACGCCACCAGCACCAGGGGAGAACATCCGCGATAACGCGCCAAACTTTCATAAATGGCTTGAGCACGCAGCCGGAAAAGACCCGCGCAAGATGATGCGTATATGTGCCGCGCTGTACATGATTATGGCGAACCGGTACGACTGGCAGATGTTTATTGAGGCCACCGGAGACGGCGGGAGCGGTAAAAGTACATTCACACACATAGCCAGCCTTCTGGCAGGGAAACAGAACACGGTAAGCGCTGAAATGACATCGCTTGATGATGCTGGTGGACGTGCGCAGGTTGTCGGGAGTCGTCTTATCGTCCTGGCTGACCAGCCGAAATATACAGGCGAAGGAACGGGCATCAAGAAAATCACGGGCGGTGACCCCGTGGAAATTAACCCGAAATACGAAAAGCGTTTCACGGCGGTAATCAGGGCGGTGGTGCTGGCGACCAACAATAACCCGATGATATTCACCGAACGGGCCGGAGGTGTGGCACGTCGTCGCGTGATTTTCCGTTTCGACAATATCGTCAGTGAGGCCGAAAAAGACAGGGAGCTACCGGAAAAGATCGCGGCTGAAATCCCTGTCATTATCCGCCGATTGCTGGCGAACTTTACCGACCCTGAGAAGGCACGGGCTTTACTACTGGAACAGCGTGACGGTGATGAAGCTCTGGCAATAAAGCAACAGACGGATCCGGTTATTGAGTTTTGCCAGTTCCTGAATTTTCTGGAGGAAGCACGCGGCCTGATGATGGGCGGCGGTGGCGATTCAGTGAAGTACACGACCAGAAACAGCCTTTACCGCGTCTATCTGGCGTTTATGGCGTATGCAGGCAGGAGCAAACCGCTGAACGTGGCTGAGTTCAGCAAGGCCATGAAGCCAGCGGCGAAAGTTTACGGACATGAATATATTACGCGGAAAGTTAAGGGAGTAACGCAGACTAACGCAATAACAACAGACGAGTGCGACGCGTTTTTATAATTTTTTGTAATTGCTGTCTACCCTGTCTACCTGAGTAAAGAAAAATACATTTAATTCAGTGCATTAAGTTAGGTAGATAACCTTTTTTTACTGTCTACCCACTATCTACCCTCTCTACCTGATTTTACCTGAATCAGACAGGGAGGTAGACACGGGGTAGATAGTGGATAAAAGCACTCTACCCCGCTGAAAGCCGCGCCATTACTGGTATGAGGGCCACTAAGGTAGATAAGGTAGACAAGGGGAGGCACAACTCAAAACTTTTTAAACGAGGGGGTAAAAATAAATATGCACACTTCAGGGAAATTTAATAAATCACTCAAAAAACGCAGAGACAGAACAGAACCGAAATATCGCGCGTTAGACATGACAGAGCACGCTTTAAAGGTGGCAATCAGAACGATAGACCGCCACGCGGGGGAAGGATACGCGAAAGCACATCCCGAACTGATAAGCGCATTCATGACCACGACGGCGGCAAATTTTGCCACGCTGACAGAGCGGGAGATTGCCGAAGCGGAACAGGTAACAACCATCAACGTTAAAACCGGAGAGGTGGAATCATGACAGCACAGATAGCAGCTTACGGGCGGCTGGTGGACGACCCGCAGGTAAAACAGACCAGCAAGGGTACACCGATGACGCTGGCGCGTATGGCGGTATCGCTGCCATGCAGCCAGGCACAGGATGGACAGGCGACGTTATGGCTATCGGTCATCGCATTTGGTAAGCAGGCCGACTTCCTGGCTAAACATCAAAAAGGCGACGTTGCCAGCGTATCCGGCACGATGCAGGTCAGCCAGTGGACCGGACAGAACGGGGAAACGCGGCAGGGTTATCAGGTTATTGCAGACAGCGTAATCAGTGCCCGTGCGGCACGTCCTGGTGGGAGCCGACGCAAGACCACAGGCACACAGGGTAATCAGCCACCAGCGGGAGGCGATGACCCTTACGGTGATGATATTCCGTTCTGAGGGGTGGGGACGATGGTACATGACCGCATAGCGGAAGAACTGGAGGCGAAAGGCTTTTACCGGAGAGCGTCGGCGCGATGGGGTGAAGTCATGCAACTGGTGGAGACAGACAAGGAACGGCATCACATCACGATGCGACGGCTGGAATGTTCCAGGAAGGCACAGAGGCCACCGGAGCCGCCGGATAACTACGGAGACCTGAAAAAGGCGGTCGATCGCACTTATGCCGAAATGGGTATGGATGGTGCTGGTAATGAAATATGGCGAAATTACCAGGACAGATAATCACACAGCCGGAGCAATCCGGCTTTTTGTCATGTTTTGTAAATTATTTGTTCGTGGTTGTTCCACGTTGTTCACTGAGCGGATCGGCATATTTTACCCGAACTGAATCATGATTATTCTCGCCCGTGGTGCCAGGACGCTGGGGCCACTTTTCCGCCTGTTAATGTTCTCGCCAATATTCATTACCAGGCGGGAAAACGATCGGTGCGATTGCTGATTTCCTTATGAAAAACGGTTGAGTTTTTGCCGCGTCCTGGAGTTCCTTACTTAACCCCAGGACTTTTTTTATGCCGAGAATAATCGAATTACGCCAGCAGAAAACCGCCATTAAAAATCAGATGCGCGACATGCTGGAGAACGCGGAAAAAGAAAACCGCAGTCTTAACGATGCTGAGGGCGCAAAATTTGACGAATTACGCGCTAAAGCTGAATCCCTCGATAAAGACATTTCCCGCCTTGAAGCCATTGCAGACGAAGAGCGCAGCAAGCCAGGTAAAAGCAGTCAGACCACTGACCCAGCCGAACTACGTCACTACATTCTGACAGGTGAAACCCGCGCATTAAGTACAGGCGTTCCCGCTGATGGTGGTTATACCGTTATCCCCGAACTGAACACCGAAATCATGCGAATGCTGACGGATGAATCCACCATGCGCCGCATCTGTACCGTGAAGAAAATCAGCAGCAACGAGTTTAAGCAGCTTGTTTCCGCTGGCGGTGCGACCGTTAACCACGGTGAAGAGGGTAAGGCACGCGAACAGACCAGCACCCCGCAGATTAACGAGGTGAGCATTAAGCTGTATCCGGTCTATGCGTACCCGCGCACCACGCAGGAAATCGTGGATTTTTCCGATGTGGACATCCTTTCATGGCTGACGGGCGAGATTGGCGACAACTTCACGGAAACCGAAGAAAGCGATCTGGTTGTGGGCGACGGTGACAAAAAAGCAAAAGGCTTTTTATCCGTACCCCGTGCAGAGAAGAACGACAAAGAGCGTGATTTTGGTACGTTGCAGGTAATTAAACCTTCCGAATCTCTGGCGTGGACATCTGCGGACCCGCTGATCGACCTGAAATTTGCATTACGTAAAAAATACCGCAAAAACGCGGTCTGGGTGGTTAACTCCACGACGGCGGCAAAACTTCAGAAGGTGAAGAACGCGAACGGTGATTACATCTGGCGCGACCGTTTACAGGCGGGTGATCCTGATACGTTACTGGGCCTTCCGGTCGAATATCTGGAGTTTATGCCGGATAACGTTATTGCCCTGGGTGACTTCAAACGCGGTTACTACATTGTTGATCACGAAACAGGTGTTCGCACCAGACCGGACAACCTCACAGAGCCGGGCTTCATCAAAATTTTCACGCAGAAATATTTAGGCGGTGGCGTGGTGGATTCGAACGCGATCAAGATTCTGGAACTGCCACAGGACGACGATTAACAGCATACAGAAGGGGCTTAAAAGCCCCTTTAGTGTTTTATGGGTGAAAAAATTATGAAGAGTATGGAAATCCGGTCATCGGAAATCACTACCAGCGGAGCCGGTACGCTGACGGGCTACGTTGTTCGCTGGGATAAGCTTTCAGAACTGCTATGGGGGGAGTTTTACGAAAAATTCCAGCGGGGGGCGTTTACTGAGTGGCTTGCGGCGGGTAATGACGTTCGCGGCCTGTATGAGCATGACCACAGCATGTTACTGGGGCGCACCCGTTCCGGCACGCTGAAACTGGAAGAGGACGAAACAGGGTTACGCTTTGAACTGACCCCACCGGATACCAGTACAGGGCGCGACGTTATCGAACTGGTTAAGCGTGGGGACATCTCGGGGATGAGCTTTGGCTTTCGCTCCCGTAAGGATGTATGGGATACCACAACAG